GGATTATCTATTTTTGTCAACTCATAGGTTTCTGTATCAAATATACTAAATCCTCTTTTATCATTATAGTCACTCCAATACATTTGATAAGGATTTCCCAAATAGAAAATTTTACCATCATCATTTCTAGTGTGGTAATGTCCAGAAAATACTCTATCAAATTTTTGAAATATTTTTTTATCCCTACCCCTTTCTTGGTAATTATTTTTATTGACATAAAACCCACTCAACTCCAAATGACCCATAGCAACTTTTGCTGAGGTATTTTGAATTGCAGCAACTGTTTCATCTTCAGACTCTGGTGTTATCCAAGGAATGAATAAGATCTCTTGTCCACCAATGCTTACATTAGTTGGTTTAGTGTGAATACTGATATTCTTATAATTGCCAATTAACAGTTCTGGACTGTTCAATTTATTTGTATTTTTATAAAAAATATCATGATTACCAAGAACCAAATGAACTTTATATTTTTTTAATGGTTCTAGAATAACTCTCTTTGTCCAATCAATGCTCCAATAATCTGTATGCTTTCTATTGTCAAAGATATCCCCAAGGTGAATTACTGTGTCAATTTTATATTTTTTTAAAGTTGGGAAAAATATCTCATTGTAAAATTTTTCAAAGTAATCATGAAAAAATTTATTTCCCTTTTTAAAGTTATAATGTGTATCAGTAATAATGGCAACTTTCATTATTAAAATCTATAATTAATACTATCTTTAATACCATTCATATCAGAATAGTCTCCACCTATATCAGACACATCTGCAGTAAATACTTCACTAAAACCAGATCTTTCAATAATCTTAGATTTAATTTCTAGTTGTCTTTTTTCTTTAGCAATTCTTCTTAGGAATGCATAGTAGACTATTTGAGTAAAATATGCAAAAGGATTTGTTCTGTTAGTATCAAAATTATCTATGTACTGAATACAATTTTCTATACCATCACAAATCATGTCATCCTTAAACATGTAGTTTACAAAATTTGGTTTGTATGCTAAATGATTTGCAATTCTTAGAAAACAATCTCCAAGATAGTTACTTACCTTTGGTTTGGTCAATCCATTTTCCTTAGACTTTTCAACTTGGATTTTGTACTCAAGTAGGGCCTGATAAAAATCTTTATTGTTTACATAATGTTCAGATTTCTTTTTAGTCTTTTTCATTACAGTATACATATATTTTTTTAATTAATAGTAAACTCACTATACCATAATTTCTAATCAGTGACAAGAAGTTGACAAAGTATTTATTTTTAACTAGAATCACTCTGTTAGGTTTCAAGATAAATTATATCTAAGAGTTATAGATCTTTTCTAGTAACTTACGAGCGTCCTTGACTTTAGATATGAATCCCATGTTCTTGTCTAGAGGAACCTCAGAAGAATTGTTCTTATATTTTTTATACATTCTAATTGTTTCATCATTTTGTATCTCAGTTAAAGTAATAACTTTATCCATACTAACGATGTACAATTCATCATCTGGGATAGTCATCCAGGGACTTATTTTGTATCCCAGTATTCCAGATGTTCTAGACACAATAGGTTCCATAATAACAGGATTGTCCAATAAAAGGAAAGTATTCTCTTCCTCTTCAGATACACACACTAAAGAAAATATCTCTTCTCCAGAAACTAATTTAATAGCAGCGTAAAACTCATCTTCCATTTCCATTTTTCTTTAAATTAATGTTAATTATTTCATAATCAAAATTTTCTTCATTATAGACTTTTATTCTTTCTATAAGATGATTTAAGGTATAATTCTTTTTGGACTTGTATGTAATGTCATCAGCAATGTCATAGAGTACTGCTTGACTTTTGTTGTTACCTTTTCTAAGAGCTCTTCCAATACTTTGAAGATTTCTAATTCTAGATTTACTTGGTGAGGCAAATACTACGTTATGTAGATTTTTAATGTTAATTCCAGTACTGAATGTTCCATAGGATGCAACAATAATTGCATTAGATTCCTGTTCAGTAATTTGTCTAACTAATTCTCTTTCTTCAGTATCAATTCCACCATGGATGAAAAAAACTTTTCTATTTTCACCTTTGTCATTATTTATTATCTCATACAATGGTTCCCCATGGGTAGAAACCCTATTAAAAAGAACTAGAGTATTTCCAGAAAGACTTAACACCAAGTTCTTAATAAATTTATTTCTTCTATCATTGGTAATTAGATATTGAACTTCTTCTTCATAATCATTCAATTTATATTCATCATGCTTCAGTAGTAAAATTTTGATTTGTAATTTTGACAAATAACCTTTTTTAATAAGATCATCTGTTTTTGCTACTTTATAACTAGGACCAAATAATCCTTCTAACACTAACTTGTGTGTTTGAGTTCCATCAAGTGTTCCTGTAAATCCAAATCTATATTTGGCTTGATGTAGTTTACTCATGATAGCAATTAATGACTTGCTTTTAAATTGATGAGCTTCATCACCAATAACTACATTAAAATCCTCAAAGTAAGATTTATCAAGTTTATAGATTGATTGCCAAGTAGAAATACAAACTTGTTTAGTGTTTTTCTTATCCAGTCCTCCATAAATTTTCTGACAATATTTTTCACAGTCCCAACCATAATCTTCAAAATCTTTATACATCTGTTCTACTAATGATGTAGTGGGAACTATTAATAATATCTTATTTTGAGTTTCTGAAAAATATCTAACTAAGGAATAAATCATTAATGATTTTCCTGAAGCAGTAGGAGATATTAATAATTTTCTTTGATATCTCAGTGCATCATACACACCATTTATTTGATATTCTCTTGGGGCATGAGAACAAATTGATTTCATGTAATCCCCAACACCCTCCAATGAAACAGAGTCATTGATTTCTCCAGGGATGCCATAATACTTATTTTCTTGGAATGAAAATTTATAATTATGATTGTCACAAAATAAAATAAGTTTATCTAACAGACCAGCGTATATTTCACCATTCTGAACATTGAATAATCGTATTTTACCATCCCAGTATTTGCTTCTATACTGAGGCATAAATTTTGCACCAGGCACATCAAAAGTAAATTGATCACTCAATTCATATTTAATATGTGGTTCACATTCTACTTTTAGAAAAATTTCATTTTTCTTTGTAATAATTAAATCTGACATGCTACATTCCAGATTGAAATCTCAAAAAATCAATTGAGTTTTTAATTTGATAAGTTCTATTAGATAATTGTTTTATAATTTCTTCTATAAAATTTAAAAGTGTTTGATAATAATCTAATTTTAAATGCAAAGAATATAAATCTTGATCTGCATCCAAATACCTTTGAAGACTTTCTTTGTCCCTAACTTTATAGGGAAATGGGTTTTGTTTATATACTTCTGGATCTGCTTTGCCAGAATAATAATTATACTTGTCTAATTTTTTTGCTTTATAATCCAATTCACACTTTTTTCTTAAAAGTAAAATTTTATTATAAAACTCATAATATTTTGAATGTAATAGTGGAATTTTTATAGATTCATTATGTAAGTCATCAATATTGATTTTAGAATCTTCTTTCCATAATGTTTGCAATTCATCTAATGATATCATAAAGGATTTCCTGTTGGGTCAACTATTTTATAATAAGTATACTTAAAAGTTACTTCTGCTGTAAAGTAATTAATGTCTTCTCTAGTAGCATCAAAATCTAATGTAGATAGGTAAACTGGAAATGCTTGTGAATAAATTACTTGAGTAGAAACATTGAAATTGCTATTTAAAATTTGTAGAGTAGCATCTGATGTTTCATAAAAAGTTCCTTTATTGTTATTTCCATAACTTTGACCTTCTTGTTCAAGATCTTTGTATTGTTCTAAACTATATGGAAAACCAAGACCAGTCATCCAATTATGGATTTCCATATAGTTTTCTAAATTTTCATCAACCAAAAATCTAAGTCTGAGGTCATCATAATTCATTTTATCTCCAGGGATATCAATATTTTTCCCATACCTACTATAAAGTGCAGATCCTAAAGTAATTGCTGGGATGTTTGCATAATTAGAATAAAAATCAACCTTAGGTGATTTATTAATTATGAACTTAAATCCTACTGGGGATAAAAAATTTCTATTAGTTGGTTGGTTATTCCAAGTACTATTAGACATATCCTTTTTTTAGTATTTATCCATAAAAAAAGAGGGTCCTTTTGGACCCTCTAAGGAAGTGAAAGAAACTCACATTAAATTCTTAACTTGTACTCTTCTGTAGTATCTGTTGGTGTTCTGAGCAATTCTGCCCATTCCTTGTGCAGTACCCTCAGCAAATGGGTTGGCAACCATACCATATCTGGTCTTGAAGCCAATCTTTGGTTGGAAGGTATCCTGTCCAACTGCACGTACCATCTGGAGAGGTACATAAGGGCAGTAGAATAGACCTGCATCATAAGGGTTGGTCCCCTTATATCCTACAACATAATACTGCTCAGCAGCAAGGTTTGCAGCATATGGGTCAATGTAAACTTTGAACTTACCATTGAGAACACCAGCAAAAGTATTGCCAGTATCATCAACATTAAGGTTAGCATTGAGTGCTGGGGTATAATCAAGAAGTCCTGCCATTGTGAGTGCAGAAGCTACATCAGCAGAGCAGAGGATGGTGTTGCCCTTCCCTCTTCTGGTTCTTTGAGCAATTGCATTAGCATCTCTTTCTAGTTGGAAGAGAAGACCTTTGAATTTCTCAACAGACCATCTACCATTTGAATCAACATCAAGGTCAAAGAAACCAGCATTTGCAACATTGGTCTGAGCACCAGGCTCAGCAATCTTGTAGATGGTTCTGATGACTTCTCTGTTGATCTCAGCAAGGATCTCAGTTGAAAGAATATTTGCTAACTCAGCTTCAGCATCAAGACCATGGATTGCCTTGAGGTCTTGTGCCAGTTCTAGAGTGTATTCTGCCTTGAGTGCTCTTGACTTTGCAGTAACTGAGAGCTTCTCAATGCTGAATGCCATCTGGTTGAACTGGTCACCATCAGCAGTACCTAGATTCTCAGAATCATAGGTGCTCATGCCCTGACCAACTCTGTACTCACGACCATCTGCCCCAGAATTATTCATGAGGGCAGGATTGAATCCATAAGCACTACCTTGTGCTGAGGTATTTCCTAATCCAGCATTTGCTGCAGCGAAACCAGTGGTTCCAAAACCTACAGATGCACCACCATCTGCACCACCAGTGTAGTCACCAGTAGTAGTATTGAATCCATCATCTTGACCTGAGTATGCAGTATCAACTTCATTGAAGAATGCTTCAGCACCATTCTGGTTGACATATCTGCTTCTCATTGCAAAGATAAGTCCAGTAGGACCATTCATTGGTTGAACGCCAGCAAGATCATAAGCAACCAAGTTAGGCATTGAACGTCTGATTAATGAAATCAGAACTGGGTCAAAACCTGCTACTGGTCCTGTTGCTGTTGCATTGTATGAAAATCCTGCAGCACCACCAGCACCAGCTTGGCTAGCATATGAACCTGCTGGGGTTTCTGAGAGGAATCCTCTCTCTTCATTTAAAAATCTTTCTTGGTTTTCTAGCAGAACTGCGGTAACTGCTCTTCTATAAGGATCTTTGATGTTATCAAGACCCTCTGCTTCTAAAAGAGGTTGCCACTTCTTCTGCAATTGTTCTGAAAGGAACATTGCTTTTTCTCCTTGGTTAGTCTTGTTAAAGTGTTTGTTTAACTACAAATATTTATTATATAATTGATTTCACTTAGAGAATTTAGTTAATGCTTTCAAGTAAGAAGACATTCGAGGGCTATAGTCCTCTACAGTCTCTTCAGTAAGCATTTCTTCTCTTGTAGAACCTGGATTTCTTGGGAAATATGATTCTTTTAGAGTTTCCAGTTTCTCACGATAGTCTTCTTCACTTTCAAACTCAACACTTTCTGCAAGACTTGCAAGCTTTTCCTTCTGAGTTAAAGCTAACCCTTCAGAAACAGTATTTAAGATAGTGTCACTTACAGCTTCACTAAGTCTCTTATTTAATTGAACATTTCTTTCGATTTGTTCGTTGAGTTTTCCTTCCATTTCATCTAGTCTTTCGACCATTCCTTCTAACACATTATATCTATCTTCAGGGATTTCTACATAATGTTCTTCAAAAAGTTGCTTTAATCCTTGCATGAAGGATTCAGACAACTCAGATTTAATGCCAGTTTCTACTTGAAGGGCATTTTCTTCGATCCATTCAGTTGAAACATATTCTAGATATGAATCAACTCTTTCAGTGAGTTCTTCTTTAATTGAGGTAACTTCTTCTACAAGTTTGTTGTTGTATTCAGTTTCAAGAGCTTCAATTACTGAGGTGATTTTTGACTTAACAGCAGCTTCAAAAATAGTTTCTGCCTTCTTCATAAAATCTTCAGTAAGATCTTCACCTTCCATCAATGCATTAATATCATCTGAATAATCAACTTTTTCATTAGTAATTTGATCTAATCTTTCTTCTAATGAAACAGTCTCTTCAACTTCAGACTCTTCAACAACCTCTTCAATTTGATCTACTTCTTGATTATCTTCAATCTCCTCTTCAACTAATTCTTGATCAACTTCAGTTTCTTCATAGCTCCAAGCAGACTTGTTTGGGTGCTGCATTGGTTCTGGAGATTTTGCAGACTTATGCTGCACATCTCTTACTGCCTTCAGCTTTGCTGCAGGAGTTTTATATTTGTTAGAATCATCAGTTGGTCTTGAATTTTGAGGAGTTGGTCCTCCAAGATCTTCTACTGAAGAAACAAGACCTTCGCCAGGAATATCAGCTTTATGCATTCCTTCCCCAGCAGTGGCACCTTTGTTTACAGCACTAGCAGATTTTTTAGTAGATACTTCCATTTCTTGTAAATCGTTACCGACACTCATTTGTATACTCCGAATAAAAATCTTTAATTTATTCTATATTTATTTATAAATTATAAATTTAACAAATAATTTTTAAATGTTTTAAGTTTTGTCTGTTCATTTAACTTTCTTTGTCTAGAAAGTCTTTCTATGTTTTGCTTTGCTTGAGCAGCATTCATTTCTTTTAAAATTCCACCATCCCAAACCCATTCTTTACCTTCCATAATTCCCTGAACAAATGCATCAGGAGCAGAAGGATCTGCTACAATATCTGCAGCAGTTGCAAGCATGAAATCTTCACCAACATATTTAATTCCATTTTTCTCAACTAAAGATCCTATACCTCTAGATGATACTCCAAGAGTTACTCCTTCCCCAAGAAGTGATTTTGCAATATTTCCCATTGGGGTATCAAGGAGTTTTGCTTTACCAATAAAATTAGTTCCTTCCTTTTTTAAATTGGTAATCATATGAGAAACTCTGTCCAAATTGACAGTTGGACCATCTGGGTGACCAAGTTCTCCTAATGCTCTACCTTTCACAATAAATGATTCATTATATCTATTGACTTCTCTTTCAAGTACAGATAATGGATAATTTCTACCATTTCTGTTAGTTACTTCTGCTTGAAGAAATGGTCCTTGAATATACAAGGTTTTGACACCATTTTTTTCTTCAGTAATAATTTCTACTGATTCTATTTCTTCTGTGATTAGTTTCATGGTCATGATTGGGATGCTGTTTGAACTTCTGTTATAGAAACTGTGCTTGCTGTTCCACCTAAACCGTATGCAGCAACTTTTATACTTCTTGCCACTACTGCTCCAGTAACTGTAATTATTCCAGACACTGCAGAAGAATTATGATTAATTGTTATGGATTGGAGTGTTGATGAGGTAACTACAACATGGGATGTATCAATACCTGCTGTAGTAGCATTTACAATACTTACACAATCTCCAACCATAAAAGGATTGCCATAATTTTCTCCAAAATGAACTACAGTTGTGGTCCCTGTAGTAATTCCTGAGATTTGTTGCCTAGCAACTCTTTCTTTAAGAATTTCTGGTTGATATTGAGAAACTACAAAATCACTAGAAGTTGCAGTAGGGTCTGTTCCAATTGCAACAGCAACTGCAGCACCAACAGGAACTATTCTAATAAATCCACTTTGAAGTGCAATAGCAGAACTTTGAGATGACGACGCACTAACACTACTCAAAGGTGTCACTGTTTGAACTATTTTGTGAGACATATTTATAATTGGTCTTTTATCTAATTATTTAGTAAATCTCTCTCCATCTAATAGAAACCCCCACATTAGTACTGGCATCACTTATATTAGTTACACGAACAGAAAACAATTCTGAGTCTGTTGAATCATAATTTTGTGCTATGTAATTTTTCTTAGATGATGGTCCACTTGACACATCTACAGATGTTGCAGTTGGTTTTTGAGAGTTTTGACTTTCTCCTGCTGCGTAACCACCCATAAAATCTTCAAAATATGTAGTACTAATTCCAGTTGAGCTTTCATTAAATTCAACAACAGATTCTGTATTTTCAGAAACCCAAATTCCAGTTGTATTAATGCCAACAGAACTTCTTAATTTTACAACTTCATATTTTACGTTTCCTCCATTACTAAACACAGAGACATCTTCAAGTTTTACTGTTGCTCTATTTGGATAACCTTTAAATGTATTCTTAAGTCTAATTGCAATAATTGGAACTGTAGTACCAATACCAACTGTTCTAAGATTTGTTGTATGTGAAAATTCTCTACCTGCCTCTACATATCCACCTTCACTCATCACAGTAGAACAAATCTGAATAAAGGATCCACCAGCACCTACTTGTGTCCCAGCATTTCTAACCTCACATCTTACTGGGAGATTTGGATTAGACATATAAACTGTTGGAAGATGATTTGAATTATAAAATTCGTGACAAACAATATTCTTTCCATCAATTGAAAATCCACAACGAACTCTACCAACACCTAACCATTCAAAGTCTGTGAAGAATAATTGAGTTTTAGTAATATCTAATGTAAATCCAGAAGGATCTTGTCCAGTTAATCTATCCTTGTTCCATTCAGATTGAGTAACTCTTCTATCTGAAGCAATTCCAGTTACATAAGATCTGATTACGAAACTTAAAGTTCCATCTGGTGCTTGCTCAAAGAAAATACCATCTCTATCATCAAAATATCCAGTTCTCTTATAGACATTTTGTTGTGCTGTACCAAAATTAAATGTGGAGTAAATCAACTGAGATTTGCCTGGCATGTAATGGTGATATCTTTTTGTCTGGTGAATGGTATATCCATCAGTACTGATGCCAGAACTTAAAATTGCAGCAGCTTGATTGACATCAAAAGTTACAGTTGCCCCAGTACCAACTTTTACATCAATAAAATCTGGATCAATAGAATAAAGATGCTTATAGTCACCAAGAGTATATGGTTCAGATACTCTTAATCTACCAAATGCATCATCTCCAGGTTTCCATGGATCATATAAGTGTGACATTAGACTACCCTCCAACCATTTCTATAAACAAAAGTAACTGAACCATAATCATAAGCAATAATTGCTCTATCTCTACCATCAATAGTATCAGAACCAGATGGGAGGATTGTGATATACCTATTTACTCCTTTGGATGCTTCCCCAAGTTCATCTTTTACTATGTAAGTCTTTCCATTTTTCTTTGGAGTTGGGAGAGTAATTGTAACTGCTCCTGCATAATTAACTCCAATATAATAATCTTGTGGGGTTATTGTATATGATGAAGTGGTGATATATTTAAGTGGCATATCCATATATGCCAGATTAGTCTCACCACCTCCACCTAATGTAGAAAGTTGTTGCTGAATTCTTGAAAGAAAAAGGCCATAATGTTTTTGAAGATCATCAAAAGTTGCAAACTTTTGATCCAAAGGAGTAAGTGGATCTTGTTGTTGTTTAACATTTGATGGTTCAGCAAGAAGTCCCAAAGACTTTTCAATTAAGGATTCTTCTTTAATTTCAATTTTTTCTTCAACATTTAAAGATTCTGATATAAGTTCTTCAGATACTTCTTCTTTTTTATATTGTTTTGCTAAAGGCTTTATAAAATCTTCAAAGAAAGAATCTCCAAGAAGATCTTGAAATTCTTCTTTCTTTTCTTTCTTTGCTGACTTTACTGTTTTAAAGAAGTCTATTAACTCCCTGTCCACTTATTATCTCTCTGCAGGAAGATTGTCAAACATACTTTGAGAAACCTCAGGGGTAATTCCTTGTATCTTAGATGCAGATTTGAAAAATAAAATTTCTTTAATTTTATCGCTAACTTCTTCTGGAGAACCTCCAGAAAAAATAGTATCCATTAGATCAACTGTTGGTTCCATATACAATCTCAAAATTATACACTATTTATATCTCTGCTGCTTTGGAATTTATTGATGTTGCTTTGTTAGCACCATTTACTTGAGGTTCTTTAGGAACTGCGCCAATTGGTTGACTCCCTAATCCTATTGGATCTAATGGCATACCATCTGGACCAACTGGGGGCATTAGTTTGGGATCTGGGTATACCCCATCATTAATTTCTTTTTTGATTAACTTATCCTCATCAACTATTTCTTGATCAGTTTGCCTTAGAATCTTTCTCCTTACATAATCTCTAGAATAATAAGTTCCAACATAAGGTTCTACAGCAACTAGGAGATTCAATCTCTCATTCATTAATTCAGTTTCTTTTAGCTCTGCAAAGTGGCCATCATAAAGGTAATCATATTGAATATGATCACTCATCTTATCCCAATCTTCTGGGGTAATAATGTTCTTAAGGATTAATTGTGTTTTTAAAATATCATGAAATACATTACTAAATCTCTTTCTAAGTCTTCCTACAAATTTTCCAAACATCAATTCATCTCTAAGTATTTCTGAAGATCTACCTAGATTAAACCCACCATCAGATGCAGTTCTTGATTCTGGAACATTTAATGCTCTAAAAAGTTTCTTCTGGAAATACTGAACATCAGTTAGTTCACCAAGATTTTGTCCACCAGGAAGTGTAGTGATTTCAGTTCCTCTGCCACCTTCTCTACGAGGTAACCAGAAGTCTTCCATCATACTCATGAACTTTTTATCATCCCTCATTTCGCCAGTGTTGGCATCATATACCAACTTATTTCTATATCGATTCATTACATCGCGAAGATATTGCTCTGCTTTAATTTTTGGAAGATTGCCAACGTCAATATAAAAAATTCTTCTTTCTGGGGCACGAGAAATTCTGTAAATTACCAATGCATCTTCAATCATACGAAGTTGATTGAGTGCTTTGATTGCTTTATGTAAATATGAAAGCGTTAACTGTCTGTTCCTATCTACTAGTCCAGAAGTTACAAAGGTTATAGAATCTTTTGCTATTTTTATTCCTTTATTTGGAGCTCCAAACTTTTGATTATTAGTTGTTGGATAGTAAATAAAGAACTCATCAATTTCAGGATCTTTAAAGACTGTTGGGTTAGAAACATTAGTTATACTACTAATTCTATCTTTATCTTGCTTCTCCATCCTCATAAATTTCACTTTAAGAGCATCTATAAATCGAAGCTCTTGAATTCCTTTTGATGGATCATTAACATCAATTACTTTGTGATATAAAATTCTACCATCAACATACCAATTCTTAAAAATTTCATGGGCCTTTTTATCAAAATCTAATATATCTTTGATATATTTAAATTCTTCTCTAATAACTTTTTTTAATTCATCGCTAGCATTTAAGTTGCTTAATTCAATCTCTACTGGAGAATCATTTAAGTCACTTACTATAGCTTCATTAACTACGTTTTCAATGGCACTGTCACATTCAGGGTGAAGTGCCATTTCTCTGTATCTTTTAATTAAGTCATATTCATTCCTGAATACTCCTTCAATATCAACATACTGACCATAAAACCCACTAGTCAAATAATAATCTGCCCCGTCCTCATTATTTTGAGGTACGGGGGAAATTACACCTTTAGGAGTATCAGAATCTTCAATGGAGAATCCAAAAAGTTTTGTCATAGTATAATTCTAAATTATGTACTATTTAGATGACTCCAGTTCCATTAGGTCCATTATTATTTCCATTAACTGCTTCCCACCACTGAATTTGAAGGTCTACAGTAAATTCTTCAATTTCATTTTCATTATTGTATGATAGATCAATTTGAGATACATTTGTTGGGAATGCCCCATGAACAACATATCTTCTTAAAATATCAATATTTTGATTGTTTACTTGATCTGGTGAAACAGTTGGACCTCTTGTGAGTTGAGCAACTGTCATGTCTGTCATGTAAGCTGCTGGAGCAATAGTACCACTGCCATCAGATACTTTGGTGATTAAGTTCATCCATCTTTCAAAGAAAGATCTCCACTTGAAGTCAGTATCATTGATGATGGTAATTGTCCAAACATCAAATACTCTATCTCCAGCAATCTTTAGAGTTCTTCCTCTAAATGGTACTGGGATTTCACTGATAGTAGATGCTGGTAATCCTGCAGACTTAATTAACATTAAGTCGCCTTCATCAAATGTATTTCCCCCAGAAACCTCATTAAAAAATTCTCCACTTGGTAAACCAAGTTGATCACCAGCACCATTACCAAAACCAACTTCAAATAGGTTGCTGCGAGCACCACCACCTTTTAGTTTTGCTTTAAAAGCATCAATACTTCTTGAATTAAAAGTAGGCATTTTAGATTCTCCTTTTTAAATTAAACTGTTCCTACGATGCTTTCAAATGAAACCCCTGTCCTTGTAGCAACAAAGGTAAGACCAATAAAGTTAATTGACCTTGCAGGCTTCACATAGATGTCAGCAATAAATTCATTTCTATCTATTACATCTGCTGTATTATTAGACTCATCACAAATAAGGAGGAAGTCTGTGATTCCTCTCTTAATTTTTACATCTCTTAAATAAGGTTCAACAACATTGATAAAGTTTGCTCTTGTAGTCGCATCATTAAATTCGAACAGTTGGGCATCTGCAGCAACTTTAATTGCTTGTTGAATTGCAATGAAAAGTCTTCTAACATTAATTCTGTCAAATGCAGACTGATACCTCAGTGCAGTTTTGTCACCAAAAAGAATAATGCCAGATCCTGGTGATGTAATTACAGGGTTAATTCTTTCACCATACAATTTATCTCTATCTGTTTGTCCTGGATTGTATGCCAGTTTGATTGCAGATTTGAAGGTTCCTCTTGTCTTTCCTGCTGGAGAGAACCAAGGGAACTGATCAATATCAGTTCTTACACATAATCCAGCAACATCTGAGGAACATGGAACATATACAAACTGTTGATTAAATCTATCATAAACATACTGATACCCAGAATCAAAAACTGCATAGGATGAAGATTGAATAGGACTAAAGAATGAAAGAACATTATCAAGTTGAGTTGCAGAAGATGTTACATTGACAACAGACTCTCTATATGGAGAAATGAATGCTATACAATCTTTTCTTGATTCTGCAACTGAAATTAATTTATTTGCTTTTGCTTGCTCCTCAACCTTACCTAATGATGCGCTTCCCTGAAGTAAAAATCTAATGTCTGCATCAGAATCACTTGAAAATCTATCATATGCCTGTGATAAAGATTCTAGATCTGCATATAGACCTCCAATATTTCCAGTGCCACTGTAATCTTTGCCAGCAGATAAAGTAAATGATTTATTGCCAATGACATTGAAATATACTCCATCTGCTTCAGATCCCCAATTTCCACTTG